CGCCAAGCTCGCGACGGTCGATTCGCCTCCTGCTACGGCCAAGGACTGGGATGAAGCTTTAGCCGCTGGCTGTGAGGATTTTGACACGTCTCCTATTGAGTCACACGCCCAGCAGGGTTTTGAAGGGTGGTTTAAGCTTGCTGCTACTTTGGCTGATACGTCGGCGGGCGTCTCCGCACGCTTTCGACAGCAGTCGAAGAAGCAGTGGGCCGCAGACCCAGAACTGCTGTCTACGTTGCTGGACTTGGTCCAGTGTCGCGTAATCCTCATGCTCGTCCATACCACGACGGTCGCTGGTTACACGCCAGAGGCAGCTGTAGAGTTTGGTTTGAAGGATGTTTTGTTGTGGTCAGTCAAGCGGGAGCCACACCCTCCGAGGAAGGTCAAAGAGGGCAGGTTCAGAATGATCTGGATCAGTTCCCTCGTTGATTGCTTCGTCCAGAAGCTCTTGCATAAGGCTGTGAACGCACGTGACATCGATCATTATCAGTCTGGAAGTCGGTTTCACTCTGCCGCTGGGATGGGACACCATGATGAGGGAGTTGTGCAGCTTTGCGCAGCGATTGATGCGGTTTTCGGGAATGACGAGTGTCTATTGACATGTGATGCCTCAATGTGGGACTTTACAATGGACAAACAGGCACACATCAATCACGCGAAGCGTAGGTGCCTCTCGTGTACTGACCCTGCTGTCAGAGATTTAATAATGACTTTGGCGCATTTGAATTACAAACACATTTGTGAGAACAAAGGCGACATATGGCGCTGCAATAAAGAGGGCGTTAACCCTTCAGGTCAGAGCTCAACAACAGCAGACAACACGTTCAATCGGCACAGCCAGGCGAAAGTTAGTGGGGCAAAGAAGTTTATCGGCAACGGGGACGATATGATCGCGGATCCAGGGTTCAGCCCGGAGTTAGCTGCGAGATTTGGGACCAAGAGCCGAGACGTCGAAATTAATAGTTCGAAAGTGGTGCCTTTTACCTCGCATCACTTCGATCGAGAAAATAAGACGGCTTCTTATGACCGCCCTGTTAAGCTGGCCTGGAATTTGTTAGCGAATTGTTCGAGCAGCGATTTTGGCTTAAGGGTTGACGCGATGCTTTGTGTTGTGCGTAACACCCCAGACGCGCTAGAGAAATTCAAGAAGCACTTGGGCAAGCACGCAAAAGGCTCTGGCACTTGCGACAAAGACTTGCTTTGGGCAATTTAATAGCAGCAGGTGTGTTAATGTTCTGTTAATGTACTGGCGGTTTGGCGTCCGCCCTAATGTAGCCGCGAAATTTAAACAATAAATTTCTTCCGCGTGTTATGACACACGTCTTCTTTTGTTGCGGTGAATCAGAACTGCATATAACAGTTACAAATGACTCAGACGCGGAGACGCTGGGGGCCGAAGAATGCCAAGGGCTTGAGCGATTCTGTGTTGACTGTTGGGATCAAGCAAGGCAGTGGTGCGAC